CCAACAAACTCTTCGGGGCTTAACATGGCGCGGATTCCGTCTATACATTCTATATCTCCGTTGTTGTAGTGCTGAGGTCTGTTAACATTGTCCCACTCTTGCGGGGTTGCGTCATTAATACCTACTTTCTTTTTAGTGTGCTGTTTCATTCCTGTTCCTCGGGATAGTCGGGGTTAATCTCAATTCGGCAAGAAGAGTCGATCCAGTCTTTAGGAATACTATACACACTATACCACCTAAAGCCATTTCTTTCTGCCCATTCAGCGTGAGATCTTTTAGTGCCATCTTTTCTTCTTTTAGCTCCCGGCATAGGAGCAGCGGGATCAGCAAAGAGAAAAACAAGCTCTATACTTTTAGGTAAAGCTTTCTTAATCCAAACATATTTATTGTGTTCAGCATGATCCCAGAACCTTCCTTTTGCTTCTAGGAAAATAGTTTTTCTTTTTATCTTTTTTATAAAGTCTGGATGATAAGTATGCTTAACGATATAGTCAACCGTATCTGTGTGTATATCCCAGTCTTTTAAAATTCCTGTATGTAGTTCGTATTCCCAGTTAGAGTCATATCCTTTGACTACATTTTTTTCTACAGGTCGTTTGACCCTACGTTTACGTAAACCTGATTTTATTTTTGTAGCCACTCTATATCCTTAAGGGTCAAGCCGTCTATGTTTTCTAATTTTTTAAGCAGTCTTTTTATTCCTCTATATGAATAAGGTAAAGACATAGCCGTTCCTTTCTGGTTAAACACAAGTTTATTAGGCACAGGCTTTTTTATTTTAGCTGCCTCTTCCTCATTAACTAAAGTTTTCAACCACTCAATAGAAAGCTCTTTAGCTTTTTTATTTATTCGTTTTGCTTTTCTACCATTCATAAACTTCGTCTACCTTTGGTTCAACTTTAATTGTAGTAAAGTAAGTTAATCCTTTAGCATATCTATATGCTCGTAAGCCTTTACCATTATTAGAATCTTTAAAGCATTCTTTTTTATGGGGACAATACATACAGTTTTTGGCAATACGCATGTTACCAGACTTACCTTCAGGTATAGGATCATAGCATAAAGAAGGAGGTTTTTTCAAGTCCAGTTTCTTTTTAAGCTCTTTGATATGATTTTTAATATTAGGTTTATCTAGCTCGTCAGGCTGGTGAAAACACAACTCCCCTGTCTCTTTGTTAATAACAAGAAAACCTGAGTCGGTTGTTCCTTCTGCTTCTTCATATGCAGTTAGCTGAGCGATGTATCCAAAAGGATCGTCTTCTCTAAGAATACCCTGCCTAAACTTACTAAAAGAAAAGCCTGAAGCAGACTTAACATCAACAACAACATCGTCAATCTTACAATCCATATGACCTTTGATACCTTCAATGTCAATTTCTTTTTGTTCGTCTGTTACTTTATGTCCTGAAAGTCTAACCAACATAAGAATAACTTCTTCTAGTAAATGCCCATACAAAAACTTAACAAACAAAGAAGGCTCTAGCCTGTTGCTTGAAGCCTCTGTTTTTTTATCAAACCAAAGCCTACGTGCTGGCTTACCAATATTAGACATCCGTAAATAAAACTTATTATCCTTTTGTTGGGGCGTAGCCCAAGACCGAAGCACTTCTTTCATGGCCTCGCCAAAGTCGTCTATAATTTTATCTGAAAGATCTAAAGGGCCATCATTTAACCCATCTAAACTCTTATATATGTCTTCTACAATATTCATTTGCGATGCCTTACGAATCTACACTTACGTGTGACTGAGTTATAGTGAAGGTATTGTACCCCTATTTTTTTCTGATGTGTTGTCTTAGCTGCAAGCCTACCATCCTTATAAGATTTGACATCTATAAGAGTGACATTCCCTTCAGGATCTAAAGCAACAATATCAACAGGGCCTGTGCATCCGCAGTTCTTGAATACATGATAGCCGTTGTCCCATAACCAAGTGATGGCGTAATGCTCTGCCATGTCTCCTAGTCTGTTAGGCTCATGCTTTGGTTTGTTGTTTGTCATTTAATTTATTCCTTTTAAATAATTAATTGCTCTTTCTAAGGTTCTGATGTTATCATCAAAGCCTCCTAAAGATCTGTTGCATTTGTGACATAACCAGCCCCTAAAGGCTTCTGTTTCATGGCAGTGATCAATAACCCAAGCTCCGTTTTTTGTGTTTCCCTGTCCTTTTACTTTCTCTTCTGTACCTAAGCATATAGGACAGTTATATTCTCCTACAGGCATCCCATATTTTTCTTTGAGAGAGGCTCGCACTCTACTAAGCTCATTGTTGCACTTCTTACACTCCGGTCTTAGGTAGTTACCACCACTGTGCCTACTAAAGTTAGAAAGAGGGAGAAGAGTTTTACATTTACTACAAAATTTATTGTCTTCTCCTATGTCATAATGATCATCTTCAAATAAGGATAACTGATCCATCAGTGTGTCTCGCTCCAGTTGTCCCCTAAACAAAGGTTAAAGGCATCGTTGACATCCCTAAGCTCTTCGGATGTGAAAAGGTCAATATCGTAATCTTCAGCAAAAGACATAGAGAGGTCACCTTTCTCGATCAAAGCTTTTTGTATCAGGCACCAAATTGTTGACAAGTTTTCTTCGGATAACTCAACCCGTCTCAGATCTAATTCTCCTCCACTGATAATAGTTGCGGGGGCATCGAAACCGAGTTGTGAAGCTGTTTTAGTGTGTTTCACTCCAGTTGTCTCCTACTTTATATTCCCCATCAAGAGGACATTTAAGTTTAAGAACCTTACCGGCTTCAATGATTGCCTCAACACCCAGCCTACCTACTTCATCGGCTTGATCTTGTCGGACTTCTATCTGCCATTCATCGTGAACATTAGCAACAAAGTGAGCATCTAAATGTTTGATCTTATCATTTAGTATAACCAATGCTTGCTTCATTACAATAGCCCCTGCTCCTTGAAGCAGTGTATTAAGTGCGCTATGTTCTGATCTTATGTAAAGCTTACGACCATCTAATGCTTTAAGATAACTTTTTGCTGATGCTCTAGCAACTCTATCCTTAAGATTTTTAAATGATGGGAGATTATCAATAAATGATTTTCTAAGGTTCCTTCCAGTACTTCTACCTCCTCCAGCCACTGTTCCAAGCTTAGCGTCTCCTGCTCCGTATAAGAGGGCATAGATGAAAGTCTTAGCCTGATTTCTTGATTCAAGTCCAGCAAGTTTTTGATTAGTGGTGTGTATGTCTCCATTAAGGATTTCATTAGTATAGTCCTCATCGTTCATATAATGAGCAAGCATTCTTAACTCTAGTCCAGAAGCATCAATGCCTACAAGTTTGTAACCTTTAGGTACTGTCCAACAGGCCCTACACTCTTTACCATAACTAGAACTAGTGCTGGGAATCTGCGCCATATTAGGATTACGATGTGTCATCCTCCCGGTAATAGTCCCGTTATGATTTACAAACCCATGCACTCTACCAGAACTCTCATCTAGTTCTTTAAACCAAGAGTTAATTTGAGCTACTCTTTTTTGTATCATTAAGTACTCAGCTATAACTTCTGCTTCGGGTATGTTTTTAATTTCAGATAAAATTTTCTCATCGACTTTAGGTTGCCCTGTAGGTGTATGTTCTAAAGGTTTCCATCCAAATTCAATTAAGTACTCTCCAATCTGTTGCCTTGAAGAAGGATTAAACTCTTTGGTATACACCCTTTCTACAAAGTTATCTACTTTTAGTCTTTCATATTCTTCTGCTGTTAGCCTAACATTCTTACCAAAATTATCTACTCCTGTTTTAAGAAGCTTGCCTTGTGGGTTGTGCCGCTTATATATTTGCTTAATTTCTTTTTTAGGTTTAAAGCATTCAGTAATGCTTTTATATATCTCATCAGTTCTTGAGTTTAATAAAGCTAGTAGCTTACTTGCTTTTTCTATATCAAAAAGAAAACCATAGTCTCTTTGTGTAGATAGTATCTTACAGGTATCATGTTCAAGCATTACACTTTCTCTAGAAAAACCTTTAGATTCTTTTTTCAAAGCTTCATAAACTTTATAGTTAAGATATACATCTTGCTCACAATATGTAAGCATCTCTTTACTGTACTCTGAGTACTGATCAAACTCTATTTTAGGGGAACCTAAAGCATACCCCCATCGTTCAAGGCCATGATTACCTTCCCTGACTGGGTTAAATAATCTGGACAAAACTAAAGTATCTACAATAGTTTTATCCATAAGATCTACACCAGTTAGGTTTTTAATTACTGGTATATCAAACCCAATAATGTTATGACCTATCAACTTGTCAGCGCTTTTTAAAACCTCTAAGCCCTTGTCTAACTCATTAGGGCCAAAGGATATTTGGGTTTCTGTATCAACATCAAGCGCAGATATACACCAAATTTTAGTAGCTTTTAAATCATCTGTTTCTATATCAAAAACTAAAGACTTCATAATTCTAACTCGGTTAATTCTTCTTCTTCTATAAAGACTTCTCTGAGTCTACCAGTATCTCTATCATAAAGCAAGTGACTAGCCATACCTACATCTCCTGTATATCTAGACTTAAGGACTCTTAAGTGAGTAGTGTTTGCTTCTTGTATGTCTTCCGATTGCTGATTACGCTCTAGACCAATGACACAATCTGATATCTGAGCTATACTTGCAGATCCTCTTAAGTGGGATAAGCCTACAGTAACGCCCTGTTCGTGTCCCTTGTTGCCTTCTATTCTACGCAAGTGTGAAACTAAAATCATACCAACATTCGTTTCATTAACGAGTCTGCTAAGAGCACCCATAATATTATCAATGGTGGTTCGTTCATCTCCAAACGCAGCGCTCATAACAAGCATATGCAAATGATCTACTACAATCCACTTACAGTTACATCCTATAATCATGTAGCGTATCTTAGATAGAATGTCATCAAAGTCAGTGGCACCATAGTGTGCATGAATCCAAAGACGGTTTTCATTGTCGCCGGTAAATACTTTATTTACAAGCTCACTATATTTATCTTCGCCATATTGTTCTCTTATCTGCTCAATGTAAAGTTTTTCATTAGCTTCAATAGACAAGATACCATCAGCAGTACGCTGCCAGTTTTCTTCAAGAGCAATGATACCTACGTTATCTTTCGTTTCATTAAGAAGCCAGTGTTCTAGCTCTCTTGTGATGCTAGACTTACCTAGCCCAGTACCACCAGTCAAAGTAACTAACTCACCTCTACGCATACCATAAAGTTTATCGTTAAGTCCTGACCAAGGGTATGGAACTGACTCAACCTTTTTCCTAACAATTAATTTTTCTAAGTTGTCTGTAAGATTAAGAACTCCTGAAGGTGTATAGATACTAGAGGCCCACCAAGCGTCAACAAAACCTTGATGTCTTCCCTGCCGTAGCATATCGTTAGGGTCTTTATATTCTTCAGGTAATGTACAAATTTTAGCCTTACCCGGTGTTAAAAGCTTTGCTACTTTACGGGCTGCTTCTTTACCTACCTTGTCATTATCAAAAACTACAACGACTGTATCAAACTTTTCTAAGTATTCTATACTTTTCTTAACGTCACTAACCGCACCACCCGCACCGTTCTTTACAGAAACTACAGGCCATTTAGAACCAAGCAGTTCATAAGCGGCCATCGCATCACACTCACCTTCAGTTAAGGTTATGTACTTTCCTCCGTTGTTAAAAGCTTGCTGTCCAAAAAGCCCTGACTCTTTTGCTTGACCCCGCCATGAAAATACTTTATTAGGTTCTCTAACTTTATAGCCAGTTATTTCATTGGCATTGTAGTAAGGGTAAAAATGTTTTACTACATTACCTTGGCCGTCGGTAAGAGCTTTAACGCCATACTTCTTAGCAGTACTTACAGAGATGTTTCTATCTCTAAGAGCTATATATTCTCCTTCACTGTTGTTCATTGTATTAGTCTTATAAGTTTTAAAGTCACTCACTGTTTCACCTTTCATAGCTTTATCATAGTCTCTAAAATAAGTTTGACAACTAAAACATTTAGCTGATCCATTGTCGTTTATCTGGACGGGATCACTACCACCACACTTAGGGCAAGGCTTTCTAAAGGCAACAAATGTCATATTAACTCCTAATAAAAGAAAGGGGGCTTAGCGCCCCCATGTAGTTAAGATTCTTCTTTATCCTCCTCTTCTTCTATTAAAGCATCTGGATCTAAATTATCCATCATTGCTCGTTGATAAGCTGATCCTGCTGCTTGTAGTACATCAATGCGTTTAGACAACGCCTGAACTTCAGTTTGAATTTCAGCCAAGTAATTAAATGCAGTCTTTGCAGTATCGTTTAACTTCTCTACATCATACAAACCGTCGTCTGTTTTAAAAGTGAACTGTGTCATAGTTCATCTACCTCCTCTTCTTCAATTACATCAAACTCATCTAAGCCTCTTGCGCTATAAGAAACTAAGTCTACAACTTGAACAGCTTGTAAATCTAAACCCTTCCAAAGTTTCCCTTGTCGGTTAGATTCCCATTCCTTATATTGCACACGTACCGTAGAGCCATTACCAACCTGACAATCCATTTCATGTTTGAAACGATCAATAAGTTTAGGTGCGTTCCTGATCATTCCGTTCGGGCCATGCACCTTTCGTTTGAACACGACGGTGGGGCCTTCTTCTTTATCTTTAACGGTATGACCAGCACTCCTGAATTTATCTGCTGTCTCTTCATCTACCACTAAGTTAATAGTATAGACAGGTTCGTAAGTTGTGTTGGGTGAAGTAACACTTGCCCAATAAGCAACTCCATCAACGATAGGCATAATTTTCTCCTGTTGGTTTATGTCCGAGTATTTTAACAGTTGTGTTTATCCTTGTCAAGCATATAAAGTCTTCCAGTTTTTTGGACGCTTACCATTACGACCTGCATGACACAGGGCAGCAGACCAGTAAGTTTCTCTAAGTTCATCCTTAAAAACTCTGGTTGATATTTTGTTTAGCTTTCCTTTAACACAAGGTTTAACTGTGCAAACTTTAGATCCTATTTTTACATTACAGTACCTCCATCCTTCTAAGTATAGTGGAACAACAAACTCATCGCTTCTTTTAGGATTAAGTAAGCTGTCTTTAAGTTTTAATATATCTTCTACAAACATTAGTCATTCACCAAGCTGTCTAAAAAATCAGGAAAGAGTTCAATAATATCATTCTCATTAGCAGAAAGATTACCATCAACATGCATAGACCAGTCTTTAACAAACTCAAGGAATGCTTCTTTTACTTTCGTATCTGGTAGCGCCGTACCTAATATCATAACAAACATCCTAGACCATGCGTCATCAAAAGCAATATGAAAATCTGACATGCCTTCTATCCACGCTTCTTCATTAGGGTTCATACATTCT